CTCAATGGCTGTTCAGAAATCTATCTTACGCCTATTGCCCGCAAGGTTAATCCAATTGAAACCTTAGTAGATTGGGATATAATCTTTGACGACAACTTACATAAAATGAATCCTAAACTGCTCGAAATGGAACGTCTCCAACGTCCCAAATTCGGTCCCCGCTCCATAGCGGTCAAGTGGTCAGAACGTTTACCTGGTTTGAAACTCACTTATCAGTCACAAGATGAAAATCATGTGCCCAAATTCAATATGTTTTCTGGAAATTCTGTTTTATGTCCTATTAGTATATCAGATGCTATTGGTTATTTAAAACTTAGTTCTAGTTCTGGATTTCCTTTATTAGGAAAGAAAGGTAAGCATATTAAATTTTTAAAAGAAAATTTTAATGAGTTACTTTCTAGAGAAGATCCTTGTATTGTTTACACACGTACTACTGAAAATAAGAAAACTAGAATCGTTTGGGGCTATCCTTTAGCTGACACACTTTTCGAAATGTTATTTTATATTCCATTATTGCGTTTACAAAAACACGAATTTTCGCGTGCTGCCCTTGTTTCCCCTGAACTCGTTGCTAAACGTGTCACGGAACTTATAAAGGACGCTATGGCCACTGGTAAAATTCTTTATTCAGTGGATTTTGCGGCTTTTGATGCTAGTGTTAAATACCAATATATCGTTTTGGCTTTTGCATTTATTGCAAGCTGCTTTACTCCCGATTTTAGTTCTCTTATCAGCGATGTCTGTGTAAGATTCTATACGATTGGAATTGTAACGCCTTCAGGTATATATCGTGGAAAACACGGTATACCCAGTGGGTCTACTTTTACGAACGAGATCGTCTCCATAGTTCAGCTCGGTATAGCGTTAACTTGTTCTTTTATTAGCAGATATTCTTGTCTAGTTCAAGGAGACGATGGTGTTTATTCTATGTTTAAAGAAAATATTGCTGAATTTGAAGCTGCATTTCAATATGCTGGTTTGAAATTAGAGAAATCTAAAAGTCATATCGCTGATAATTTCGTTGTATTTTGTCAACTTCTTTTCCATATTGATTATATAGGTGATGATGGTATTATAGGTGGGATTTATCCCACTTATAGAGCTCTTAATCGCCTACTATTTCAGGAACGGTTTGTTGATTTTAGCAAGTCAGGCATTAAAGGTAGTGATTATTATGGAATACGGACACTTACAATTTTGGAAAACTGTAAGTACCATCCTTTGCATTATGAACTTGTTAAGTTTGTTTTGGCAAAAGAAAAATTTTCTCTGGATATTAGCGACGACGGTTTACTTAAATATTGTAAATATTTAAATAAAACTGACGTTGACGGTCAATGTTTAAATCATCAGTATGGTTCTCAGGTGATGGGAATTAGGAATTTCGTATCGTATAAAATCGCAATGGAAATTCTAGCTGCCGAAGAACAAGCCGTACCTTCGGATTCTGCTGTTCCTGCAGTTGATATTATCGAATCACTAATTTAGCTATCTGCTGATCAGTGGGATCGGTCATAAG